GGCGCCGCCGGTCGGCCGAGCTGGGCGCAGTAAGGGGGAGACCGGCCATGCGCCTTCGCCCCCGCCAGAAGACCTTCGTGGAGCGCAGCGTGGCTGCGCTCGCCTCCCGCGGCAACACGCTGGGCGTGGCGCCCACCGGCGCGGGCAAGACCATCATGCTCTCGGCGGTTGCCGGCGAGATGATCGGCGACGGCGCGAAGGCCTGCGTGCTCGCCCATCGCGACGAGCTGACGGCGCAGAACCGCGCCAAGTTCCAGCGCGTGGTGCCGGGCGTCGCCACCTCGGTCATCGACGCCACGGAGAAGTCCTGGGGCGGCCAAGTCGCCTTCGCCATGGTGCCGACGCTGGCGCGGGCTTCGAACTTGGCCGACATGCCGCGTCTCGACCTGCTGGTCGTGGATGAGGCGCACCATGCCGTCGCCGACAGCTACCGCCGCATCATCGACCGGGTGCGCGAGGCCAATCCCGACGCACGCATCTTCGGGGTCACGGCGACGCCGAACCGGGGCGACAGGAAGGGCCTGCGCGAGGTCTTCGACAATGTCGCCGACCAGGTGCGGCTCGGCGAGCTGATCGCCTCGGGCCATCTGGTGCCGCCGCGCACCTTCGTCATCGACGTGGGCGTGCAGGATGAGTTGCGTTCGGTCCGCAAGACGATGTCGGATTTCGACATGGCGGAGGTCGCGGGCATCATGGACCGCGCGCCAGTCACCGACGAGGTGATCCGCCACTGGAAGGAGAAGGCGGGCGACCGGCAGACCGTGGTGTTCTGCTCCACCGTCGCGCACGCCGAGCATGTCACCGACGCCTTCAGGGCAGCTGGCGTTTCCGCCGCGCTGATCCACGGCGATCTGGCGGCCGAGACCCGCAAGGCGATCCTCGCCGACTACGCGGCGGGCGGCATCCGCGTCGTCGTCAACGTGGCGGTGCTGACCGAGGGCTGGGACCATCCGCCCACCTCCTGCGTCGTGCTGCTGCGCCCCAGCTCCTACAAGTCCACCATGATCCAGATGGTCGGGCGCGGCCTGCGCACCGTCGACCCCGAGGAACACCCCGGCGTCGTCAAGACCGACTGCGTCGTGCTGGATTTCGGGACGTCGAGCCTGATCCACGGCACGCTGGAACAGGATGTCGATCTCGACGGCAAGACCGAGGCTGGTGACGCTCCGACGCAGTCCTGCCCCGGCTGCGGCGCTGATATTCCGCTGGCCGCCACTGAATGCCCGCTCTGCGGCGAGGCGTTCCCCCGCGAGGATCTGGATGCGGGCGAAGGCGGGGCCGCCGCGCCGCTCTCGGGCTTCATGATGACCGAAATCGACCTGCTGAAGCGGTCCAGCTTCGCGTGGGTCGACCTCCACGGCACGGACGACGCTCTGATGGCCACGGGCTTTGCGGCCTGGGGCGGCATCTTCTGGCTGGACGGGGTCTGGTACGCCATCGGCGGGGCCAAGGGCGAGCGCCCCCACCTGTTGGGCGTGGGCGAGCGCACGGTCTGCCTCGCGCAGGCCGACGACTGGCTGAACACGCACGAGACCGACGAAAGCGCCTTCAAGACCCGCTCCTGGCTGCGCCAGCCGCCGACCGAAAAGCAGCTCCAGTACCTGCCGCCCGAGTGCCGCCACGACTTCGGCCTGACGCGCTACCGCGCCTCTGCTCTGATGACCTTCGGCTTCAACAAGCGCGCCATCCGGCAGCTGATCGACAGCGCGGCCAGCCCCGAACGGAGGGCGGCATGACCCATGTTCACATCCACCCCCATCACCGCCGAGGACCGGCGGCGGCTCTGGCATCCGCGTGGGACGCTCTGTGCTGTCTGCCGGCAACCCACCCGTGGCTTTGGCTGGTTCGATCCGCACCGGTCGAAGCAGCCCCGGCCTTCGGTCTGGTTCTGCTCGATGCCCTGCCAGTCCTTCTGGACGCGTTTGGCGCGGGAGCGTTTCGCCATGGTTGACCTGACCGAGGAGGAGCGCGCCGCGATCACCGCCACCATGAAGCGCGTGGCGCTGCTGATGGACGAGATCGGCTGGGCCACCCCGCTCGCCGACCTGACCGAGGCGCAGGTGCGCGCGCTGATCGAGGAAGCCGCCGAGGGCTTCCGCGAGGCCATGTCCGACATCGCCCGGGCGCAGACGCCGGAGGTGCCGTTTTGACCCTCGATTACAATCATCGGCCGAGTTTCGCAGAGCGGGTAAACGCCGCGGTCGATCGGGCGCTGACCGCCGATCAGGCGACGCGGTCGCCCCGCGACTACCTCGGCGGCTCGCGCCTCGGCCATGCCTGCGAGCGGGCCATGCAGTTCGAGTTCACGGCGACGCCGAAGGGCGAGGGCCAGGATTTCAGCGGCCAGTCGCTGCGGATCTTCGCCATCGGCCATGCGCTCGAGGATCTGGCGGTCGCCTGGCTGCGCGGCGCGGGCTTCGATCTATACACCCGGAAGGGCAACCGGCCCGATGGCGGCCAGTTCGGCTTCTCCGTCGCGGGCGGGCGCATCCGCGGTCATGTCGATGGCATCATCGCTGCTGGGCCGGAGGGGTTCGGGCTTGCCGTTCCCGCGCTCTGGGAATGCAAGACCATGAACGCGAAGAACTGGCGCGCCTGCGTCAAGGACGGAGTGACCAAGTCGAAGCCGGTCTACGCTGCCCAGATCGCGCTCTACCAGGCCTACATGGAAGGGACGGTCCCCGGCATCTCGGCCGCGCCCGCGCTCTTCACCGCGATCAACAAGGACACCGCCGAGCTTCACCACGAACTGGTGCCCTTCGACGCCGATCTCGCGCAGCGCATGTCCGACCGGGGCGTGCGGATCCTGCAGGCGACCGATGCGGGCGAGTTGCTTCCGCGCATCGCGACCTCGCCCGATTTCTTCGAGTGCCGTTTCTGCCCGTGGTCCGAGCGCTGCTGGAGGCTGCCGGCATGAGCGACAACGGCATCCTGCATTTCAACCCGTGGATGGACTTCAACGACGAGCCGCCGTCCGAGAACCCGTTCGGCTGCGACCCCGACCCCGAGCAGACCGCCGTCTTCCTCGACACCGTGTTCAGCTGGTGCGAGGGGCTGATCCCGCTTCGGGGCTTCGTCGACAAGGGTCAGGGCCGGGACGGCAAGCCGCACAACATCTGGATCCTCGCCGATGACACCGCGCCGGGGAAACTCGCGACCTTCGCCGCGTGGGCGAACCGCGAGGGCGCGGCGGTGTATGTCATCCCCGGCACCGTCGCCGAGCAGGGCCATGCCCGCGCCGCCGACGTGCTGCAGATGCAGGCCATCGTCGTCGATCTCGACGCAGGCGACATCCCGGCCAAGCTGGACCATGTCACCCGCCACCTCGGCACGCCGACGCTGATCATCGAAAGCGGCGGGCGCACGCCCGAGGGCGCGACGAAGCTTCATGTCTGGTGGCAACTGACCGAACCCGCCGAGGGCGAGGATCTGGCCACCCTCTGCCGCCTGCGCGGCGAGATCGCCGTGAAGGTTGGCGGCGACACGCATTTCCGCTCGGCGCACCAACCGATCCGGGTGCCCGGGACCGTCTATCACAAGCACGGCCACCAGCGCCTCGTGCAGATTCGCGAACATCGCGACGCCGAGGTGGACCTTGCGGACTTCGCCGAACTGGTTGCCGAGATGCCACCGCTGCCCGGCGTAGGCTTCGCCAGCGACGTTGCCGCGCCGACCGCGAAGCCCGGCATCGACGCCGTGCTCACCACGCCGGTGCGCGAAGGCGCGGTGGACGACTGGTCCCGCTTCCAGGGGGCCAGCGCCGCCATCGGCCATTACGTGCGCCTCGTCCACGAGGGCCGCCTCGATCCCTTCGCGGGCTGGGAGGCGATCTGCGGCTACAACGCCGCCATGCTGCGGCCGTCCTGGCCGCTCGATCGGCTGATGGTCGAGTCCGAACGGCTCTGGGAACTGCATGTGAAGCGCAACGGCCCGCCGCTCCTTCGCGCAGCCCAAGCTGATGTCCCGACAACCCCGCTGCCGACCTTCACCCTCGGCGCGCTGCTCGACGACACCAGTCCGATGCCGGAGGACATCATCGGCCCCCGCGTGCTGACGCCTGGCGGGCTCCTGGTTCTGGGCGGCGCGCCGAAGGTCGGAAAGAGCGACTTCCTGATCTCCTGGCTCGTGCACATGGCGGCGGGCGTGCCGTTCCTCGGCTTCACGCCGCCCCGGCCGCTGCGCGTGTTCTATCTGCAGGCCGAGATCCAGTATCACTACCTGCGCGAGCGCATGCAGCAGATCGCGCTGCCCACCGCCGTCATTGCCGCCGCGCGCGACACCTTCATTGCCACGCCGAAGCTGAAGCTGCTGCTCGATGCCGAGGGCGTCGCTTGCGTGGCCGAGGCGATCCGGGCCGCATTCGCCGACGCGCCGCCCGACATCATCGTCATCGACCCGATCCGCAACCTCTTCGACGGCGGACCCGAGGGGGGCGGCGAGAACGACAACACCGCCATGATGTTCTTCCTGAAGGACCGGGTGGAGCTCTTGCGCGAGGCGGTCAATCCGGACGCGGGCGTGATCCTCGCCCACCACACCCGCAAGGCCACCAAGCACCAGGTCAAGGACGATCCCTTCCTCGCGCTCTCCGGCGCCAGCGCGCTGCGGGGTTTCTACACCTCGGGGCTGCTCATGCACCGGCCCGACGAGGACAGCAGCGTCCGCAGGCTGGAGATCG